CGGAACAAAGATTACAATACACAAAGCTTCAGAATATAAGTATGTTGCGGTTAGTCGTAATTTATTAAAGCGTTGGGGTGGTTGGTTAGACTTTGATGACTTTATTGTGTTGAGTGGAACAGACGGAAAAGACGGAGTGTATCAAGTTAAAGATACGATGAACAAACGATTTGTAAATCGTATTGATATCTTGGAATCACCTGGCACAAAACCATACAAATTTACAAGTGCTAAAATTAAGAAAGCAAATCTAAACGAGGATATAAAATTTGTTTCAGATAATTAAAAAGTTCTTGACAACGGAACAAAAATGTTGTATATTAGTAGAAAAAAATATGAGGTTATATGAGTTATAGTTTTGAAAAGTTTTCAGATGATAAAGACTTTGATTTTGATAAACACAAACAAGAGTTTATAGATAATATGGATATGTTAAAGACTATGTCAGTCCAAGAACAAACTCTATATAAAAAGTGGCAAGAGTTTAACAAGAGTGATAAACTTCGTTCAAAGGCAGATAAGTTAGACCAAGTCCAACAACAAATGTGGAAACCAACAGATTTATCTGATAAAGAAAAAACTATTCAAGAAATTCAAGACTTAGAACCAATCGTAGAATACACACAAGATAATGAAACTTGGACTTTGTTAAGACAAGGTATTTCTTCTATGGAGTTTGTTGCAAATCCAGGTCGTAATCAAAAATATTTTGTCAAAGATAAAAACACAAATAAATACTTGGGTGTAATTTGTATGGGTAGTGATGTTGTATCGATTAAAGTTAGAGATGAGTTTATTGGTTGGACAAAAGAAAATAAACTTGATGATGCAAAACTACAACACACCGCAATCGGAACTTCAATCATAGCTACACAACCATTAGGATATAATTTCTTAGGTGGTAAGTTAGTATCAGCTTTGGTTACTTGTTCAACAATCAGAAACAAATGGAAAGAATCTTATGACCAAGTATTGGCTGGAATTACAACAACTGCACTTTATGGTGTTCATTCACAATACAATGGAATACCACATTGGAAAACTCTTGGAGAAACTGCAGGACAAATCAATTTAAAACCAGACGATAGTATTTATTTAGTTTGGAATCAATGGTTAAAAGAAAACCACCCAGAAGAACATCACAAAGCCGTAAATGCTACAGGCCCAAAAAATAATGTAATCAATAGAATATTTAAACATCTTGGTATGAAAGCAAAAGATTATCAACACGGATTTAAACGAGGTGTTTATTTTGCAGACATTTATGAAAATG